GAACGTACTAATGTTGCTAAAGGTTAATTGGCCAGTGCCAAGTGCCATAGTCTTAAATTACCTTAAAATGAGTTGATTATCTAACTCGTTTCTCAAGGTGAGCTAGCTGATATTCCCTTTGGAATTCTGGGTCTTCCCACTTCGCCTTAGCGTGCGCGTCCCCGTTGATAGCCTTAGTATGCAGCTCCATTAGCTTAATACGGCTGTAGATGGGTTTCCCTACGGGCTCCCCTCCTGCCGGCTTAGTAACGGAGACAGCGCCTACACGGGCCTGTCTAGCGGTCTCAGACGCCTGCCTTGCGGCTTGGTGTTCTCCCCACAATTCCCACAGTTCTTGGCCTGCATTGAAATTATACTTATCGAGACTGCCCAGAAGCTTAGTGCGAACAGGAGATGCCAGTACCCACGACTGGAACGCTGGATCTTGGACATCCTGGCGGTAGGTCGGGTGAGATTGTGCGAACCTCTGCTCTTGAATCTGGAGTTCGAGTTGCGTAATTCTTTCATTACCGGACTTGACGGCGGGGTTTTCTTCTACTACCTTGTTAACAGAGTTTACGGGATCGTTGAGAAGGGTCTCAGGAGTGAGTTCCATCTTCTTAACGGGCTCGGCTTGCGTACTATGAGCGGTTACTCGATTTATGATTTCATTCTGTGAGTCCACGAGCTTACGCAACTGCCCCAGTTCGTTACCCTGGCGAGTTAGCACCTTTTCGATATTAACGTGCATATCGACGAGGTCGTCTCGTGTCTTGTCCTTGTATTTCTCCGGGATGGTCTCGGCAATCTGCCGCATCTGCGGATCATTAGGATCTTTAACTACATCTTTATATTCTAAATCTAAGTCGTTCGTGTTCGCATTCAAATCAGTCATTTCACAGTCCTATAAGGGTTGCTGGAGGGGTTTAAGACCGGAGGCTTAATATTCTTTAAGGTTGGGCTGGCCGTCCGCCCTACCGCCTTTATCCGTTCTGTTCTTTTGTTCTTGCATTCGATCCCATTTAGCTGCAGCGGTGGGGAAGTCTTTAGAGACTCCCATTTTCCGCCAAGCGATCAGGGGGGAAGCAAGATTACGTTCTGCGGTTTTACCACAGTTCTTACAAGGTACTTCCTTTTCAAAGGAGTACACTCGATCCTCGAAATGAACTCCACATGCTGTACACGTGAAGTCATAAAACATTTTAGAGAGCGCCATCACCAACCTCGGGTAGATTGCTCTCTTGCTTGTATTTCGTGATGAACTCTTCTAGGCCAATGATATACTGGTAGCCAGCCGCCAAACCTCTAGTGAAGTTCACTTGGTCTATATCGGATCGGCCCTCCATTAGGCTTTGGGCCATCTGTAGGCGCTTGCTGGAAAGGTCGCTGACCAGCTCCTTCCACCCAGACTGGGCGAACAGTACTTCGTATTGGTCGATTAACTTTGATTCTTCGGCTGTCACTTCTTAGGTCCTTTGGGCGCAGGCTTAAGTTTGGCAAGTTGCACCTTGTTTTCGTGATCGGCTTTGGTCTTATTAGTGTCGTGACCGCGGTCCAGCTTGTTCTGGTTTCCTTCGTGCTCCATCTGCTGTTTAGCCATGGACTGCATAACGGCACGATCTTTGTCCATCTGATGCGATTGCATCTCTCGGTCTTTGTCGTGCTTCTCTTTCTCTACAGCCAATTCCTGCTGTTTGTGCTTGTCCTCTACCGCCAACTTGACCACATCGTGTGCGTGGTCCTTGTGGTGCGCAACGTGATCCAGAGCCGTAGCAATCCGGTCGTGATGAGAGTCGGTGATAGCGTGGCCGGTCTTGACACCTTCGAGGTGCAACTGAGCGGCGGCAATCTCGACTTTCTGAGGTTCGGACTTGGCCTGAGCCATGACGTGAGCGTACTTGGCAGCGTTGACCGGGATCTCGGATTTGAGCTTCTCGCCCTCCATCTTGAGCTTCGCCACCTCGGCCAGGGCTCCTTCGAGCTGGGCCTGCTGCATTTGCTGTTGCATTTGCTGCTGTTGTGGGTTCGGCTGCATCATCTGCTCGATGGCCGCTACCGCCTCTTGGCGAGACGGGCCGCTGTAGTTCTCGATGATCGCCTTGAGGACGATATTGAAAGCCGGGGTCTGCGGAGGGATGATAGCCAGGAGGTTCGTCATCTGCGTCTGCTCGAACTCGCGAGCCAGGATCGACATAGACGACTGAACGATGAACTCTTGGTTAGTCGGATACCGCTTAGGATTGAGTATCTGGTAGGCTAGATAAGTCTTTTTAACCAGTGGATCAAGGAAGTCCACATCGACCGTTTGCATGGTGAGCTTAGCTCTCTTGAGCATAGCTGCCATTGACATAGACGCGCCAGATGCGCTGGCAGCTCCGGCCGCCGGGCTATCGCCTCCGGGATCAAAGGTCCCTGTGGCGAGTTGCACCATCCTCTCCAAATCTCCGGATTGCTGGAACCAGGCTGGATTGATCTGTCCGAATTGGATGGGCCGAATGATCTCTTCAGGGTCTCCATTGGTTAGAAACGCCTTTCCGGGTCGGACTTGGAGATTGAGGTTCCTCGGTAGTCTAGTTGCGTCAAAACCCACAACTGGATAAGTGATAAGAGCCATAGCATCAATACGGCCTCTAAGCTCGGCATCAAGAGCCATTTGAGCATTGTAGGCTTTCTCGACCACGCCTCGCCCCCAGAACCGATTAGGGACGCGATCATGCTGATATGCAATAAAACCACGGTCACCGTTAGGGAACGGGTTAGTAGACTTCTTGAGAAGTGCGTTACCGTTCGCGATAATGACGATGGCTTCCACCATGGGCTCTGGTGGGGTGTGTTCATCTGAGCTATCCTCTACCGCGTACGGGGTAAGTGGAGTGTCGTCCGTTTCGGCAGATTCGTCGAAGAACTTGGCAGGGACCTTTCCGTGGTATTCTGTGATGTACGTAGCATCAAGGATGTTAACCTCAAGACTCTCGCCCTTTGGCCCACGGGCAATGATGCCAGTTGCATAGCCAGACGCAGATCCGATAGGTACGTTGAAGTACTCACCCCGTCGTTGTTTTTCTTCGATTTCGTCGATGGGTCTAATGGTTTCATGGGCTACGCCCTGAGCTTCCTCAATATTAAGAGCAGCGGTATCAATTACGAAATTGTAGGGTGGTATAGCCTGCCAATAAACACACGTAGCTTCTTCGGAAGTCTGTGTCGGGTTATTGTAGGAGTCTGCGTCTCCGACTTTGTCGTACGTTTTCTCTTCGACGATACGCTTGGCGATTCCTGTGCCGTAGATGGCTCCGTTTTGGTAGGTCTCGATGATAGCGTGCTTGACTTTGTCTCGGTCGAAGTCATAGAGCAGGTTGTTCCTGGCTTGTTCAGCCATCTGGAGAATCTGGGGCGGAGCGTCGCTACTCTCTCTTATGTCGAACCAGTCTCCTCTACCGAACGTCGCCTCAACCATCTCAGCGACCGTTGCATCCACAGCCTGTTGAGTTGCTGGTGCAATGAGTCGAGAGCGCTCAGAGTCTCTTTGCTTGAGACGGGCGTTCCACTGCCCACGCCAGATGTTCCAATACTGATCCCAGAGATCGAAGTAGTTCGAGTCACGGGTCGTTCTCCAACGCATGACACGGGACATAACCCAAGATACGAGTTCGCCACTTTGGCCTCTAGTCTGTAGATTTTCCGATGCAACGTTCTGCGGGTCGGTCGTTACATCTGATGTACTAATAGTCACGTACTAAATACCAGCGTAGATGTTCAAGGTTTCGACCCCGTCCCATTCATCCCATCCTCGCCCGCCATCAGACGTGATAGACGTTCCTGGTATGAGCTGTCGTCCATAGTCGGCATAATCGACATCAGCGAGCTGGTCCACATAGGCCAGAGCGTCCAATAGGTCGTCATGTGCCAGGGGGGAAGGGAAATCATTTCCTTGCTCAATGAGAGCTCGCTGCCACAGGTTTCTTGGATCTTCGATCTCGTTGAGGTATAGTCGGTGCTTTTCCAGTCGTCCTTCAAGTCCCCACCTTATACGGTCCTCTTTGGACC